ATGCTGCAGCTTAGTGAACAACAACTTAATACCAAAAAAGCCTTCATTAGCGACTACTTTTCCGCCCAAAATGCCGCCGACGGCTCTAAGCTCGATGCCAATGCCAATGTCACCGAAAAAAACATCGCAACCCTGGAAGCCGAGCTGCTTAAAGACTGTTTTATCCAGATCAACCGCACCCTGGTAAAAGATAAAATCAACAAGCTATTCTCCCCCGCCCTGGCGGATGAATACCAGAGACAAATCCGGGATCATGAAATTTATGTCCATGATGAAACCAGCCTGAAACCCTATTGCACCTCGATCAGCATGTACCCTTTCCTGCTCGACGGCCTGACCAAACTCGGCGGCGAGTCAAAAGCCCCCAAACACCTGGAGTCTTTTTGCGGCTCCTTCGTCAATCTCATTTTTGCCGTATCCGCCCAGTTTGCCGGGGCGGTGGCCACGGTCGAGTTTCTCACCTATTTCGACTATTTTGCCCGTAAAGAATATGGCGACAACTATTTAACCAGCCATAAAAACGCCATAGAAAACCACTTGCAGCATGTGGTGTATGCCATCAACCAGCCGGCGGCGGCTCGCGGCTACCAAAGCGTTTTTTGGAATATCTCGGTTTTCGACCGCTTTTACTTTAGCTCCATGTTTGAAGACTTTGTCTTTCCGGACTTTTCCAAACCCAGCTGGCAAAGCGTCGAGCTGCTGCAAAAGTTCTTCCTTAACTGGATCAACCGCGAGCGAGAAAAGGCGGTACTGACCTTCCCGGTGATCACCGCCGCCATGCTCACCGAAGACGGCCAGTGTAAAGACCGGGGCTTTGCCCGCGAACTGGCGGAAGAAAAAGCCCGCGGCAATTCGTTTTTTGTTTATCTGTCCGACAGCGCCGACTCCCTTGCCTCCTGCTGCCGGCTGCGTAATGAGATCTCCGACAATACCTTCTCCTATACCCTGGGAGCCGGCGGGGTCGCCACCGGCTCGATCAATGTCATCACCATCAATATGAACCGCCTGGTGCAGGACGGCCGGGACCTGGCGGAAGAGATCACTAAGATACAAAAATACCAGGTGGCCTACCGCAAACTGATGGAGGATTATTTTGCCAAAGGCGCCTTGTCTGTTTATAACGCCGGTTTTATCAGCCTGGACAAGCAGTTTCTCACCATAGGCATCAATGGTATGGCGGAAGCCGCCGAATATGCAGGGTACAGGGTAGGCAACAACCCTGAGTATAAAAATTTTGTCAGCGAACATTTAAAGGTGATTTACCACGCCAACCAGGCGGCAAGGAAAACCTACGGTTATATGTTCAATACCGAATTTGTCCCGGCAGAAAATCTCGGGGTGAAAAATGCCAAATGGGACAACAAGGACGGCTACCGGGTGAACCGGGACTGCTACAACTCCTACTTTTATTTAGTCGAGGATGAAGACACCAATCACCTGGATAAATTTATTTTGCACGGCAGGGAAATGACCCGGTATTTAGATGGCGGCTCGGCCCTGCACCTGAACCTGGACGAAGCACTCACCGCCGACGCCTACCTGAAACTGTTCGATGTGGCCGCCACCACAGGCTGCAATTATTTCTGCGTCAATGTCAAAATCACCATCTGCAACCAGTGTGAAAAAATAGACAAGCAAACCCGCAGCCGCTGCGGCTATTGCGGCAGTGATGATATCGACTACGGCACCCGGGTAATAGGTTACTTGAAACGGGTAACAGCCTTTAGCCAGGGACGACAGAAAGAACACGGCCTGCGCCACTATCATAGGAAGTCGGCATAACACCTATAGAACGTGTTGCCGCGCGCGAAAACTCTCACTGAAAGTTGCGAAAACTGCGAAAACATATCTTTTTAGTATTTAAAACGGGTTTTCAAATACTAAAAGGCACTAGGATTAAAAACTAGTGTTAATGTTTCTAAAGTTCAGACGCTACCGTATCTATCCTAACACTTGCTTTTCTAGCTCTTGGATGAATGACTACCTGTCCTTTGGTGGGATGTCCAGCGTCCCATATCTTAAGGGATACTTGATGTTGCTTCTTGGCTTCGATACCTTCCACGCCACCTAAATCTAATTCTATATGGCCATGATCATTCCAGATGATGCGGCCAGTGGTTGAACTGACCGTGATCCCATTTATGTATAACTCCATCTTAGTGACACCATTGGTTACAAACGGGATCGTATCACCCGCAATGGCAATACGTTCGTTGTTGTCGTTGTAGATATCTCTGGCATATTTAAGCAGCAACACTATTTTGTTGCTGCTTCCCAGGAAGAGAGTCTCAATAACCATAGTTAAGACGCCACATTAGTTAATGCCGGTAACGCCAGTGATGCGCCGCTGCAGCTCACCTGGTCGGCACTGGCTGCATCAATGGCTTTATCTGTGGCTTCTTCGCAGGCATAGACAACTTCTGTAGAGCTGACATATACGGCGCTAATATCGTCTAGGATTTCAAATTCACTAGTGTTATCCAGGGCAACGGTAAAAGCACCTGCATCAAAGCTTAGGGTATCAGCGGTGTTGCCAGTGATCTTAGCCGACTCTCCCGCACCGGTACCGCCAGTAATATGAACCACCTTGCGCTCATAGGCTGACACACTCCAACCTGCCCCGGTTAATGTCAGGCTATTTGTTGTGCCACTACTGGCGGTACCTATCACGTATTTTTGCGAACTGTTGTTTTTGGTGAGGTTTGATTTCGGATTAATGACCAAGGTTCTGTTACCGTCCACTGTGCTAATAGCCATATCTGCAGGCGATATAGCAATACTGGCCACCGACTTAGCGCCGGTAACGGTGACAAAGCTATCACTTTGCAAGTAATCCTTAACCAGGTGCAGATGAGTTATAGCATCTTTAGTGGCGTTTAAATAAGCATCTTGTGCCGTTTGAAAGATATGTGGGGTTTGTGCTGGCATAGATTAATCCTCTATATGAGTGGGTTAGCCTGGTTCACAGGCATAGATATCTGATAATGAGATCACCAGCACGCTGTCAAAATCTAAATCCGGCATTACTGATGTAAAAATGGTATTTGTGGATGATGTTTGCAGCTGCCGGGCCTCAGTGGTGTTGACCCTGGTTAACTCAACGATACTGGTAAGCCCTGATTGTGCTCGTTGGTGGGTGGTTTGAATGATGGTTGATAAAACCTGGTCGACGTCGACCAGGGCCGCAAGTTGATGCTGCTGACTTTTTACGGGCAAAACTTTTCTTACCTGGTTAACTGATGTGGTTAGGGCAAGTTGTAATTGCTCAGCCGTTACCAAGTAGTGCTCACCACCTGATTTAAGCGTAATCAAACCGGCTTTTGCTTGTTGTTGGGTACTTATGGCATTAGTGAATGAGTGAAGAAATACATCAGCCACGCTGGCCGCAGCCGGTTGCTCTGATGAAATAAGGCTGGCTTGGCCAAGTATTTTAACCTGGGTTACTAAAGCCTGCTGGTGCTGAATAACAGGCTTAACTTGAGTATTCAGCTGCTTGTTAACCGATAAGGCTTTGGAAAAGACCGGTTGCATATTGCCTTTAGTCGTTAATGATATCTCGGTATCCTGGATAAGGTAGAAATCAGCCAGTAAATCACTTCCGCCCGGGCCTTTGCCTTTTAATACTGCCTGGCCAGTCTCATTAATACGGTAATCCCCGTTTTGGGCATCTACAAACCAGGTGGAAATGGGTTGGTTATGCAGTGAGTTCGCCCCAGGGGCCGAAGCATCACTTGATATGTTGTAGTCCCCGGTAAGCGTATCTGCTTCATCCCTTACGTCAGCCCCTGTCGCATGGTTATTGAGTATTAGACAACCGTTGAGTACTGTATTACCAAAGCGGTTTCGTACAGCCCCATAAAGATTGTTGCCAATGAAAATACTGTTATTTGCTGTAACTTGTGCGCTATTTGAGACGTTATAGGAGGCATTCGTTGTAAGCGAGACAATGACAGAAGAATTTACTGTTATCTTTGCCCAGTTATATAAAGCAAAGCTATTGGATAGAATTCCTGTCCTACTCAGGATTAGCTCTGAAGGGCTATCTTGATGGATCGCGTAAGTTGTACCGCCATTGATTTCAATATCCCGGATTTCCAATCGCTGGTTAATCTGAAAATAGTAGCCAGAAAATACACCATCCGTTTTGATGGCCCGGACATTGTTATCTCCAAATACACCGGTAAATTCATGGCCACTGTCCGGCTTTAATAAAACGGAATTAAAGTCGCCTGAATAATACCTGAACTTACTTGTAAATACCTGGTCATCGAATAATGTTAGCTCTTGAGCATCAGCAGAGCCTTTCTCTGCTGCCCGATGCAGTACTAAATCAGCGTAATTTTGTCCTGCCCCTATATTAAAGCTACTCATAGGGCTCGCTCTAAAATGTATGATTGAAGCGTAACCAGGTCAGTTGTAATTTTTCCATTCGCAACGAACTGTTCATAAAACTCATGACCTGGTTGCACAGGATTCAGATAATATTGACGCTCATAGTTATCATGCTCAATATGTGCTGTTAGCTGTAAAATAGCCGGGTGATTAACCTCTGCATCGGTAACGTTAATGATTACAAATGCACCGCCAACGGGTTCCACCTGGTCACCTAAATCTTGCTCTATAGAATAAGCACCCACCACATCACCAATTTGTGATTTCAGTTTAACCTGGCGCATTACGACTATTTTACAAGGCATCCTGTTCCCCCTTCGGCTCACTAAATAACTTTGTTTCACAGTCATATTGCCAGCCAATGTGGGGGAGCACTGGCAAATCCGTGATATCGACCATTGTGATGTTAGGAGCAAACGCAACATGGTCTTCATATTCTTTTATAAGAATGACGGTAGCATTATGTACTTGAGCCAATAATTTCATGGTTATTCAGCCTCCACGAAATACTTGATAATCATCACGCCCTTAGCACCTTTACCGCCGGGTCTTTCTGCCATAGACATACCATAACCCCCGGCACCATAACCTTTTCCTGCTTTAGCCGAGTCCTGTATATTGGTGTCATAGTAAATATCTGATGTGATGTAATCGGTACTGAAAAGCCCAGATGCACCGCCACCGGCGGTATAAGATGGACTGCCACCAAACGGGCCAGCTCCTCTTGATGCAACAACAGGAAAGGTATCTGCTGCAGAGCCATGCCCGCCAACGAACCCGCCCGCTGTTAAATTGGTATAATCTGCGCGGCCATATGCACCACCGGAGACACTCACAAAACTGCCAAAACTCGTTGGTGCGCCTGATTGGCCATTATGCCTGGCTGTTGCGTTACCAGCGTCAATTTTTAATGCGCCGTCTCCACCATCTCCGATAGTAACAGCCACATTTTCAGCTACAGCAACAGAGGAAATATCAACAAAGTAATCAATAACAAACGAACCACTGTTACCACCATTACCGCCATCAGTATCATTACCGCCGTTTGCAACAGCTGCGCCGCCACCTCCGCCACCGCCAATCATATCCAGATAAACAGCATCACCAATCAGATTTTCAGGACGCTGCCAAAAGCCGCTTTCAGTGATGATTTCAGTGACTAAAACCAGGTTACCTTTCGCCAGTGGTAACGACCTCATTGATACATTCACTATGCAACCTCCACATAATAGGACACAACAACAATGCCTGGCCGCGCAGGGTTTTCATTGTTTGTGCCATATAATCCACCAGCTCCTGCGCCATGACCTGTACCTGTTGGTCCACAAAAATGAGAGGGATCTGCAACAATACAGTCGCCAAAGCCGAGTAAGCCCCCGGCACCACCGGGCGCTTTATTTCCGCCGTTGTAACTAAATGCCCTGAAAGGAGCTGCACCGATGCCGTCACTTATAATCTGGTCAACAGTATAGGAATATCCCCCTTTATTACCTTTTTCTGTTGCACCGCCACCGGCAACCGTTATAAAAGAACCAAAACTTGACGAACTACCATTTAGCGTCAGATTGTTTCCACCCGCTCCAACGGTAACAGCCACATTTTCCCCTTCAGCAACAGATGAAATATCAATCGGCTTTTCTATAACAAACTCACCACTGTCACCGGCATAAACACTCCCGTTATAAGCTGCTGTTGCATTAACGCATGAGCCACCACCGATAGCGGTAATGTAGACAGTATTACCATCCAAGTTCTCAGGTCTTAACCATTGCCCGTCAACTTCAAAATAATCTGATTTTAAAATGACCTTTTTCCCGGTAGATTTTTTTAATTGATAAACTCTAAATTCAGTCATTTCACATTACCGTTGCAGTAGTAGAGCTGATGCCCTGGATCATAAAGCTTTCGCCCGGTTTTACTCGCAGCGTGTCGCCAGGAGTCATATTTTCCTTACCTTCAATGGTATAAGTGGCATTACTGGGTAATGAGAGAATAAGGTCAGCAAGAGACTTAAGGTTATTGCCAACCTTGATAGGCTGTCTTTGAACAATATTTGCAGGGTAAGAGCAGGTTTGCTCTGTACTTAATGAAAAGAAAACATTATCACCAGCGACTAAAAGTCGGCCTGTGGTTTCAAACGCGCTATAGCCTTGGGCGTACTGCCAGTTTGCTGTAACGCCGTCTGATACAAAGGCTTTGTTTTTTTGGTCTGTTTGAGTCGGCAACCCCGATTGAGTCAGTTGCTGCGCATTACTAAGCTCAGTTTGAATTTGAGCTAAAATATTACTGGCATCTTCACCGGCTTGTACCTGGGCATTAAATTGAGCAATGCACTCATTAAGCTTTAATTGCGTTCGTTGTATTTTTTGGGGATGTTTCTTTTCACCCACTACACCGACAATATCATCATCGGGCAATGCTGCTACAGCTTGCACCATGGGCTATGCCTCCCTTATTTTTAGTGGAATTCGAAAATTATTGTAAAAAGCATTAGTGATGCTTCGGTTACCCAAAATCTTACCGGCAAAGGCGTGGGTAATACTTTTTTGCGGGCTGGCATTCGGGTATAGGGATACGTAAAAATCTTGATGGTGTTTTACGTTCCGGAAGAAGTTTACGAACAACGGGCGGTCTGCTTCATCCACCCACTTTAAATCAATATCAGCTATACGATATTCGTCTTCATCCCGGGTATGATAACTGCCATCAGCAGTCCCTATGCCCGTATCATCGGTGCTGACAAAATCAAGCTTGGCGTTATAGCTGAAATTAACCCGGGGCGTGAGTGCCAGGCCGTTATAGATTCGATTTATGTCGATAAACCCCGCCGGGTTTTGTGGATCATTAATGATGATTTCTTGCGTGTGTACTGCCGTTTCTTTGACCCAAAACTCAACCGACTTCTTGCTGTTATCCCACTGGTCAAAAATACTGGCCCCTAAATCGTCAATGCCCCAAATGTTTTCATCTAGCGGTTTAATGGGTAAAGCTTGCTCTTCGCCAGTATCCAACACCGGCTCTCCGGTAAAGTCATCTGATTCAAACCCGCGCCATTGGATGGTCGCAAATGGGCTCAAATTATGATCCCGGGGAACTAGGCCAGAAACGTACTGCGGCGAATCAAATTTGATGCGGATAATCACATTCGTTAGCTGATTAGTACGAAACACCAGGCTGTTGTCATAAATCTGCAAGTTGGTGGCAGGCAACAGCTCAGGAGCATTAGAGGTCACTAAAGCACCGTCAAAAAGTCTGTTATGCATTAACTTCAAATTACTCATAACAGCACCTCTATAACATCAAACGGGCTGTTTAACTGAGCAACATGGCCAACAATAATGCCGTCTTGTCCCGTGGATAAGTAGCGCGGATAAGTCAATGTTTTGGTAACTCCCAATTCAATATGTTTTTGGGTGGTAGAGAGTTGATAAAGGGTTCTTGGATTAGCCCTCAATGCCAAGCGCCTGTTTAACTCTGCCTCTGCATCGGCCTTATTTACCAGGAGTGTGGAAAGCTCAACTTCTACTCCGGCACTGGGATTAATCAAGGTATTGGTACCCGTTACTTTTTGTTCTTTTTGGCTATAAGCCAAGGCTTGTTCCGGGGTTAAAGCTGCGGCTAAACCTTCCGTTTGCTCCGTCCAGTTCCTGGCATAGCCCAAACTATAATTTTTAACTGCTGCAAATCGGTTTTTAATAGTTAAACCATTAGCCTTAATTTGTCCGGGAGTCACCTGGCCGGTACTAACGCCAACACCGGCATAGCGGAGTAAGCGAAACTGCTCGCGGGCATCATAAAGCCAGTAAGCCCCGACACTAACGGCGATTTCATCAATCAGGTCGGTAATATCAAGTTGATCACGCACGTAACGCCCCAGGAGATAACCAGGTAATACGCCACTATCAACACTGACACTTTCACCTGCCAGGCTGAGTAAATAGTTAATGATTAACTCGGCAGTATCGAGATAAACGCCATTTTCCACATGCCCCTTAACATCTGCAGTAATACGACCCGTTGGCCGGGTGGTAAATGTAATCGTCCCTGCAGCCAGGTCAGCATCATAAGTGGTTACCGGGTAGCCATTTTCACGAACATTAGTGACTTCTTCGAGTTGGCCATCATTAAATTGATATGTGTTCGTCACGCTGTTAATCAGCACTGGCTCCACATTAAAGCATTGCCCAAAACACCTGGGTTTAAACTGCCCCTGGCTATCCCCGGTGGTATACGTATTGGTTAATACCGGGGTAACTAATACTTGTGCCCGGTCAGTAAATTTAAGACGAACCCGGTTATTATCCACCGGTGATAAATTATCTGACTTCGCTGTTATCCAGGGGATGAACTCATCTAATGCCCATGTGGGATCACCTATTAATAATTTGATGGCCTGGTGAGCAAAGTCCGCCTGGTTGATTAAGGGCTCAATGTCTGGATGTAAAAAAAACTCTATTGCACTGACGCCTATCTCAGACTGGCCATAAAGCGCTTCAGCCATTCGCTGGCTAAAACTGATGAGCGCTTTCGCATTTAGCCAGGGCCGGTAAGGCTGGTTTGGTTTGCTATCACTCGGCAACGAACGAAAGCCATAGTTACTGATATATAGTGTCTGCAACTCTCCGGCCAGTAGATAATTAGCCTCTACCAGGAGGCAGATTTTCTTACCTGGTTGTGCATGCCATTGCTGTTGTTTAGTCGTCAGGCTCATACGGCTTGCCTCATTGCATTACTTTGAGCGCTTCTAAATTCTGCCGCTTCAGCAGCTGCTTGATTTACAGCCGTCGATTCTTGTGTTGCCGCAATAAGCGTGTCCATTTGTTGATGTAACTGATCATTTTTCGGTGCCGGTTGAGTGATCACAACCGGCGCCGGTGCCTCGACTGTGACATTAACAACAGGTGCAGGTACGTTAACCACCGGCGGTGGCATGTTAGCAATATCATTTCCCAGCTCATTAACCGCATTAACGATATTGATTTGGGCCTGAGCCTCTGCCTGCACGTTTTCAACGTCCTGGGCATACTGGGCGGTAACCTGCTGATTAAGCTGCTCGGTTAGTGCATAAAGTCCTGTTAGCTCATCTAACTGCTGTTGTTGCAGCGCTTCAATAGCCTGCTCATAGGCACTGGTGTCGGGGCTAACGGGCGCATTACCCACACTAAAGCCGTCAAAAGTCCCCGTGATTTGGTTAAACAATGCGGAATATTCAGCTGATGCCGTGCCGCCATACAGCCGACTTGCCAGCGATAAATAGTTTTCACCGGCAGCGCCCAGCTTTCCGGCAGCATCAGCATCACCGGCCTGAGCTGCAGACAGCAGTTGGTAATAATCCGTTTTAGCCAGGTTAAATTGTTCATTAACAGCCAGCGGTGATAATTCGCCAAAGCGCAATTGATTGGCGGTATCTTTGAGGCTTTCAGCTGCAGTTAATAACCGCTGATAATTCGCCAGGTCGATTTGATAACGCTCTTCTGCGAGGTTAAACAGCTCTTGCTGGCTGCTGATTTCAGCAGCATATTTGGCGGTGATTGCATCATTTAACTGGCTGATTAATTCAAGCTGCTCTTCGGCAGTTCCCTGGCCAAGCTGATTAGTTAAGTCATCAATGATCCCTTGCTGGTAGTCAGCTTCATTCCAATCACTACCGGCACGCTTAATTGATAAGATGTTACCGCCAATTGCGTTATTGACGTTTTGTACCGATGCAGCCCAGTTTGCAAATACACTTGCCAGGGCGTCGAGCTGATTTTGAGTGTTAACGTTAATAGCAGCAAGAGCATCATCAATAATGGCTTGGCGCTTACGGCCATACAGTTCTTCAAGTAAAGCGGTCTCAGCGCCAACAGCTTCAACTTCATCCAAATAGCCCTCGAACTCTTCTTGTAAACTAGCGAGCTGTTGCTCCAGTGGTGACATGTCCAGGCGGGCCAACTCGTCAGCAAATGATTGTGTAAATTCAGCGCGGGCCTTGGCCAGCTGCTCTTCGCTTTGAGCCAATTCATCAACGGTGCCGTTTTGCTGTTCCAGCGCATCATAATAGCTATCAAGTGGCCCAAGTAATGCGGTTAAAGAAGCATATAGCTCGCGGTTCGCTTCACTATCTAAATCAAGGGTGCTGTATAACTGCTTAAACTCTTCCCGGGTAGCGGGTAACTGCTGGCCAATGTCAGCAAATGACTGATTTAACGAGTCGGTCAGCATGGCCATTTGCTCATCTGCCGTCAGAAACTCTTGCGTGTAAAAGCTCATTGACTGGTTCAATGCGCTGATACCGCCCACCATGCCAACCAGTTCATCTGCAGCAACAGCGGCTTCTTCGCCGGTGAGCGTAAACTGATTGCCGACAATCTCCGTAATACTGCGAACTGTTTCAGTCTGAATGGTAACCCTGCTGAGTGTATCCGCCAGGTTCTCATTCTCCTGGGCCATGCCCCGGATAAACGGAAATACTCCGGCAATCATTTCATCTGTTGCGTTGGTCATCCAATCGCTGATCGCCTGGCTGGCTTCTTCTTCAGATAAATCCTTCAATGACAACCTGGTGCTTGAGGAAAACGAATTAAGGTAATCTTCTATTGATTGTGTCGTTGTCTGTGTATGTTGCTCTACTGTATTTGCGTATTCTTCATATAGGCGGCTATTGCTATCAAATGCGCCGAAGTAATCCCCCCAGAACGTATTCACGGTTTTGGTTACGGTGGTGATATCAAACGTTTCAGCTGCAGAAAGGATACTGTTTTCAACACTATCGAAAACACCATTCATTTGGTTAACCAGGTTGTCTTCCAAATCGTCATATTCGTACTTAGTTTTTGAGCCTCTAAAAAAGCTCTTCTTTTTCTTTTTCTTGGTGTAGTACTGGCCTCCGAACTCCCCGCCGTCATATGAAAGATCAACGCCTGAGTCTTTCACTTTATATGACGTACCGAACAAACTGCCGCCGGTTAAGCTGTCAACGATTGAAGCGGCACCGGCCACCATGCCGACGATGGGCAAAGCTGCGCCTATACCTCCGGCAATGGAGCCTGAAGAAAACAAGCCCCCTATATTAGACATGGCCGTTCCCATGCCCCCGAAAATCCCCTGAGTACCTAATATTGCCCCAGTAGAGCCTATGCCGGTACCAAACGCCCCCAGACTGCCAAGCCCTAATGTTGAGCCAATACCGGCTATTCCAGATCCAAGGCCCATAATACTGCCGCCAATACCGCCAGATAGATTTGTGGCCATGCCAAGTAAATTCCCGACACCTCCGGTACCGCCCATGCCCGGGATCATACTGGTAACTGATTGCTGGATATTGAGCACAATCGGTTTAGTGATTGCCAGGTGTAACATTTCAGCCAGCATTTGCTTAAAGCCGCCCACGATATTATCAAACACATCAGTGGTATCGCCTTCCAGCGTTTTCAGCCAGCCATCGGCAAATGCCTCATCGACCCGCTCCAAAGCATCATCCCAAATGTCGGTATACTCTTTGGCAGCTTTTTCAGCCGCTTCTTTCGTTGCTGTTTGCTGCAGCTCTAAATCATACAAGGTACCCGCTAATGTGGTGACCGCATTAATTTCGTCCTGAGTGGCATCTGCAGACAACTGGCTGACACGGGCATAAATGGCTTTTTCTCTGGCTGTCATACTTAACAGACCAATTTCCTGGCCCAGAGAAGAAAGCAGCTTTTGATTCTCGGTTAATTGCTTGGCTGTGGCTGTACTCGCTTCTGCGGTCGCAGCTGTATATTGCGTTGTTGTAGAGGTTGTTTTTTCTAGCTGCTTACCATGCTTTACCAGGTAGTCTGTCACAAACTCAATCTGTGCCAGCTCTTTATCACGCGCTTCGGCAAGCCCGGTAAGTTTGTCAGTCAAGGTTTCCTGCGGCTCTATCAACTCATTAGTAGCATCACGCCACTCATTAATCTGCGTGACTAATTCATCTTGTCCCAGGAAGTCTGCACCTTTACTGATAACGCTTAGAAAGTCATCGTATGTTTCAAGCGCCAGGTTGATAGTGGCAGTCCAGGCATGCTGGATAGTGGTTGCGGTCGCATCAAACGCATAAGTCAGGTACGTAAAACCCTTTTCCAGGGTGGCAGTCATTTCCAGACCTGCGACCCGGACTTCATCAAAGGTGCGTTGCAGGTAGCTGCCAATTTCCCACCCAGCGAAGAAAGCAAATAGCAATGACGCTGATTTTTGCAGTGTGCTCATGCTGCTGGCTGCGGCAGCGGTTGCAGTGGCAAACTCCCACATACTAACCGCCATCCCCTTAATGAGCGCCGGGCCAAAAGCTAATGCACCGCCGACCCCCACTATCAGCGCCATGGTTGCCAGGCCATCGAGTACCGCCGGTAAATTAGCATTAAGTGCATCAACGCCATCGGCCATGCCGGTTAACACAGTGGCAAAGCCATCTGCAGCACCAGAATTGCCTATATTGTTATAAAGCTGATCAATGGCAATGCCCAGATTGCTGCTCTGAGCTGACAGCCGGGTCATCTGGTCACTCATTGAGGTGCTAAAATCGGTTTCACCAATGTTTAACAAGTATTCCTGGATAGCGCCTGACTCTTTAGCAATCGTGGTGGCATTGCCTTTAAAGGTAAAAGTAACCTTATCGTTTTCCTTGCTGGCCTTGATGCCGAACTCTTTTAAACGCTCAAACTCCCCCACAGAGGCATCGGCCACCGCTTCCACCATCTGCATCATATCCTTGCCCATGGCGGCAGCAGTATTGCCGTAACTGATCATGGCCCGGCGGGATGGATCGAGGCCCAGGTTTGTCAGCTTGGTAAAGCCCTCAATGGATTGTTCCAGGGTAAACGGGGTTTCTTTTGCCAAAGCGATTAGCCGGGCCAGCTCCACATCGGCAGCATTCCAATCACCAGTAATGCTTTTGAGTTGGGCACGGTACCCCTGGAAAGCGTCGATACCGTCATACATGTCTTTGGCTAACACACCGATACCAACCGTGGCCAGTACACCTTTTAGCTCCGAAACTGCACTTTTTAAGCCCTTCACTTCTTTACTGGTACGCTTTACCGCAACCCCGGCTTTATCGGTTTTGTCGGTAAAGTTTTTCAGCTCGGCACCGGAAACCTTAAGACCGCTGATCATGTCTTTATTGTCGGTTTCTAATACCAGGCTTAATACCAGTTTATCGCTCATACATCCCCGTTTTCTTTTTGTTGTGCTCTGATTTCATTCAGGGCAGACAGTGCCCAGCGTTCCATGTTGACTAACAGCCAAAAGACCTGGTTTTCATCTCCGTACTGGCTAAGAGCTTCCTTATCTGGCCAGCGCCGTATTGCAGTTTCTACCGCATCCCAACGCAATGACTCATGCGCGCCGCTCATGGCATTGCGGTGCCACTTGCAATCCAGGTACATGAACAAGCAGAGCAGTTGCGTGTTTTCGGGCCAGACAGCCACATCGTCCAGTTCCTGGATATGGTGGTGTTTTTTGATAGACTTTCTTAATTTGGCGGGAGCATCCCAAGCCGCCATTTTTGACTGCATTTGCGCGTTTTTCTCTTGCCGGGCCTGCATAGAGGGGGCGAGCTGCAGCGCCGCCCAATGCCGGGCACAATCCTGCAGGTTTACAGCTTTCCCTTGGCCATCACCTGCTGATGAGCCTCAAAAAGCGCCATTTTCAGCCAGGTGGTTGCTAATATCCGGTCACGCAATGAATCGTTAAACTCCATTTCTTTAGGATCTTCCGGACTTGCCTGAATGCCTTTTGCATCTACCCACCACATTTTCAGGCATTCATCTACGGTGTGGCTTTGAGTGGTTTCTGTGTAAGTTTCCTGGTCGGGTACGACAAATTTCGCTTTGAAAGACATTTTACGACTGCCATTTTCCAGCGGTACCTGGACGCTGACGTTTTGCCAGGTAGTTTTATCTTCGCCTGCTACGGCTTGGCTGAATATTAAGGCCATGTGCTTCTCTCTCTTTTCTTAATGATTTAAAAGGTGTTTAAATTGTTGAAAATGACTACCGGCTTTCCCAGGCGTAGTCATTATTCCGGGCTGTGGGTTTGATATTGGCGCTGACATCCAGGTAAAGACGACCTGCCTCCTTACGGCGCTTAACAGATTTCAGCTGTAAATTAAGGATGCTCAGGACGAAAATGTTTCCGGCGTTGGTCACATCGATACCGCGCTGAAAGTTGAAATCGCCCTGAGCACCTTGCTTGGTCGCCTCCCAAAAGTTGATCACGTCCGGGGTGGGTTCCACGAAAGAGATATCAAGGGAGCCGTTGCGCGCTTCAAAAGCAATTTCTTCCTGGTTAACAACCCCCATATAGCTAAAGGTGTTACCAGGTGAAAACTTGATGGTGGCGGCACCGATATTCTGACCAAAGAAATTACAAACCGGCACCGAAGTTGGTGTAGTGGCTACCATGGCTTCCAGCCCTGACCAATCAACTGCAGGCAGGCTGCCAACTTTTTCAACCACGGCATCCAGGCCATACAGGGTATATTCGCTGTAATCTAAATCGCCGATATTTAGTGACATATCAAGCTGGCCGCGAACGCCGGTCATTTTATGGAGGACTTCCCCCACATAGTAATACAGGGTCGCATCCTCAAAATTGTCATCTACCGGGTCATATTGCACTTTGGTGCTGGCCGTTGTGGTGGCTGCATTACCGCATATGCGCCAAAGCAGATCATTCACGGTTAGCTGGTCAACACCGGCAGCGCCACGGTTTAACACCTTGAACTTAATGCTTTGGTAAACACTGGTAACCTGCTCAAGCGGAGCCCCGGCAAAGCCTAATGCTTCTTTTATCTGCTGGGTTGAGATTTCCGGGTTATAGTCCACATCAAATACCGGGATCGCATTAACCGCCGTTGGCGCGGCATCTGTGCCATAAGCACCACTGTTGATTTTAATCAGGACAAATTCATTTTCTGAGCGCATCGTCATGATTTTTGCTCCTTCTTAGTTGTTTTTTCAGGTTTGTCATCCGCCGCCTGGTGGTGGCCGCTTTCATGGCGCTGGGTGGGTGTTACCAGCGGCTTGCTACGAAAGGGATCCTTTTTAGTGTTCATAAACAGACTCCAAATAAAATGTTGTTGTAAAACGCTGCATCCACCAAATACCGTTATCAGCCATCTTCAGTAAGTTGCCAGCTCCCAATAAACAGCCGGAATAACCAGGCGCAGGAACAAAGGCCAGCAGGCTTTTCCCCATATCCTTAAGCAGCAGCTGCAGCAACAAATTGCCTTTGGTACCCGTGGGATCATTTCGGCTTTGTATGCCAACAACGACGGCAAACGTCACTTCCATTTTCTGCATGGCTCCAGCAGTATCCATAGTTGATTTTTTAGGGACTTCACTCACAGGCACCACATAGGCGCAATAGGGTTTCGGTACTGATTTATCTTTCAGTGCCGCCATATTGAGCGCAGATAGGACTTGATTAAAAACAACAGTTCCCTGGTCGTTTTCAAGCTCCTTCAGTCGCTTTTCAATCGCTGAGTACATCAGATAAACCCCGTTGATTTACCGCGACTGAAGACGCTGCCGGCACTTTCTATTGCCGGCAAATCTGTGCTTTTTACATCTGTGCCGGCAGCGGTGATTCCCAGGGATATTTTCCCCTCACTAACCCCCAGCAAATACTTAATCGCATCGTCATAACGTTTAGTGACTTGCTCTGTAGTTTGTTCGTCATACAAGTTATAACGGGTGATATTGCAGCAAAGCGGTTTAATGGTTTCCGGTACCTGGGTAAATGGCAGTGGGCAACGGCCCCCCAAATAGCCATTTATTGTTGCAGTGGCATCAGCTATTGCCTGGTTAAGCACGTCATCATCTATCATGCTCATGCCGTTACGGTCAGTTAGGCTTATCATCTCGTCCTGGCCGAAGCGGTCGATCATGTCCTGCTTGCTGCAATAACTCATTACTGTACGGCCTTAGTAATGTTTACTTTGCTGGCATTCTTCGAATACCATTCCCAGGCGGCATCACGTTGCGCACTTGTCGGTTTCAACTTAATTGCCTCTTCGCCATCTTCCCCTGGAATTTCGACTTCCAAAATATTGCAATTGGGTTTATTAGCCGGTCTCATTTCAGCAATGGCCAGAATGAATGGCAGCAACTCCGCCGGGGCATCAGTGATGTTTACATCAACCTGACTGACTTCGACATCTGCAGGGTCTGCATTTAGAAATTCCTTTTCTAACGGGCCAAGGACTTCTTCCAGGTTTTCCCTGTCTTCATTAGCAACGTTGCCCGCTTCCAGGAGAACGTCCCCCGAAGGGGCACTTCCTTGTGCTCTGGCTACAACAGCAGCAGGAGATTCATCGAGTGCATTTCCGCTTAACACATTGACAACTAAATTGGTGTCAGCTTCCAGCGCGTCTAATTCCGCTCTGGTGACTGCCGGTAAATTGTTTTTGCCTGTATCAAACGCATAACCCGCACGGCGATAGCCGTTGTGCATCGAACTCATCACTGACACTGCAACTTTACTTAATTTATTCATTTCATCTTCCTAACTTGTTGTTGGATTAAGCCAACCAAGGCACAACAACCACCTCAACCGCTTTATAGTTGTGGTTGTCTTCACCATTGGCTAAACGTGCGTTATCGACCACTTTTTTAGCTGCAGCCCGGTTAGAGATACCGCAAATAAGCTTGTTAGGCATAACCCCTAAAGGGCGGCCCTGGTCAGATTTAAGTGACCCCATCTGGGTCATAGCAGCATCAAAGTTGGTAATGGTCAGGTCAGCTTTTGAACCAAATGCTAACTGCCAAATCGCGAAGCCGGTATTTACCCGGGCATCAACGCCATAACGAAACTCATCACGCATAAATACCGATTCATCATCGTCTTTAGTCATGGCGGTAAGCTTGTAATCTTTACGCTTTTGCCAAATCATCGGCTTGATTGGCCGGGTATCATCAATTAAGAACCAGGGGGCACCGCTACCGGCCTGCATGTTAGAAACAGACTGAATACCGGTTTCTTCATCACCTACAGGGTGGTCGGTATCAAAGAAGTTTTGGCCGTCAAAGCCTGGTGAATTGAAACCTTCCGGCAGTAGGCCATAAACGAGTTTATCCGGGTGGGTGGCGACCGCATGGCCCATCATTTCAAACCGCTTACTGAAAATCTGATATTGGTCGTCTTCAAGCTTGTCCTTTGCAATACCAATGGTTGCTTCAAACTTTTTATTGACGATTGAATAACCCTTGGCTGAAAGGCGTTTGATGTGGCGGTCACCAAGCCATTCTCTTAAGTCTGGAAACTCGCCCAACTCATGATAAATATTTTCGCTGGTTGTAGACGGCATTTCCGTGGCAATGTGCTGCCAGAACGTTTCTTTGACCGTCAAGCCAATGTTAAAAGAGGCTTGGAGCGATACAAATAAACTTGATAAGTTTGCTGAATTGATAATCATGTTTGAACTTCCTTACGCTATATCGACCCAGACACCGTGGGCGTCTACGTCGGTAATTTCACCTAAAGCAGAGCGGGTAGAGCCGCCATTGCTGTTAGCAACAGTGTTGTCGTCAATCACATAAGCCGTTGCTCCAATATCTGCCCTGGTCACCGAACCGTCATTTCTGAAGCGGTGACAACCTTTACGTGTCAGTACCCCCTTATCACCATCAGCACCGTTTGAATTGTCAATTTCTTCCTGCGCCACGCCGCGAGGCTTCAAACCTGTGGCTGTTTTGCCTTTTACCGCATTACCTGCAGCGCTTAGCATCACAATGGCCCCCTGGTAAATGGTTTCTCCTCCAGCCACAGGGTCGTGATGGTCTTCATTCGCCCGCCTGGGCGTTGCTCGGTTTTTAGTCAAAGCCATTATTTATCCCCTTGCTTGGCAAGTTGTTCTTTGAACTTTTCCTGGGAAATACCCATGTTTTTACAAATAGCAATTTGGTCGGCAGTCAGTTCCCCCGTAGGGTTGTCTTCCGGTTTTTTCTTACCTTCCGTTTGCTTTGTTGTTAACGCCGCAATAGCTGCCCGTGGTTCAAGTGCGGCTTTCAATACAGCAACGCCATTTTCTTTACCCAGCTCTTCCAGATAATCACGGTCTTCAGGGCCATAGATTTTGGCGGCATTGTCTTTGAGTAGCTGTTCAATAGTGTTTTCATCATTGCCGCTTTTCAGGGCGGCCACCTGCGCCATAGCCGCGTTGTAAGTGGCAATCGGCACAAACTTCGCTAAATCAGGAGTTGTACCGCCATTTGCTTTCAGTGATGCCACATGATCTTTTTCTTTCTCCAGGTCGGCTTCCGCCGTTTCGGCCCTGTCTGCTTTGGTCTTCAGTGCCGCTAAAGCGGTTTTCGCTTGCTCCTGGACTTGCTTGAGCGCAGCTTCATTGGTGAAATCAACACCATCAGTTGCCACGCCGAGCAAATCAAGAAGCAGCTTGAGTGCTTCATTCATAGGGGGTTCTCCCGTTTGAGTTGTAGTTAAAGTGGATTGTGCTTTTAATGCGGTAATGGCTTTCATGCCATCAATGGCCGGTGCATTGGTTAAGGCAACATGCAATAACTCAATAGGCCGTCCGGTTTGTGGGTCATACGAAAATACAGCCGAGACATAGCGGTATTCTTTATTATCAATGTACTCTTGAGCTTTTGGCGTCCAGTCAACATCCAGAGCAAACAGACCTTCCCCAGGAACATATTCAATAGCTTTAAACCAACCTGCCGCCGGTGCATCCTTGCCGTTTTTCTCGCTGTATAACGTTTGATGTTCGTAATCAAAGTGAAAGTCGTTAACACGCTTGGCGGCATGAGCCTGCAATGAAGCAAAAGCTTCTGCATCCATCAGCCACTTGCCACCAGGCACATCAAAAGGCCGTCCATCGTTTGCAGAAAAGTGACCGTCCGGCAGCAGCTGCACCCGGTTAGCATTACTGACATCAATAGCGCCCACTGAAAAAGACAACACGGCCATGGCCGTATCTGTTTTCTTGGTGGCAGTCAAAACTGCGATTGCTGTGTTCTTGAATTTTTTCATGCTGCCAGAATGACAACATCAGGGGGAAATGAATATTAACCTAGGTTACTAAAATCTATTCGGGAGACTTAAGGACAAAAACGACAAAACAGGCTGCAATGATCAATTGTCACTTAAACTTGTTTACCAAGTGCTTTTATAAAACTTTTATAAAAACGATAGAGAGACTTTCAGGAAGAAAGAGCATCATTACGCGCCTATCTGGCAATAAGCGCTTAAATCGCGTTTGAGGGGCTAAAATCAATTATCCAGGTGGTCGCTTAAAATATCTATAATTTCATCTTGCTCAAATGGTGCTAAACCTAAAAACGGTCTTGCCGGTATTTCATCCCGGCCAAACTGGTGAGTGGCGGCGTACTCCTTATCCGAACCAAACATTAACTGGTTGTCGCTTAGCTGATAATTGAGCGTATCAGCCAGGGTGCCGGATTCCGTTAATATCCTGTCCTGGCGCTTTTTCTTTTTCAGCGTTTGCGGAGCCAGGGGCTCCCAGGGTTCTCCTTCGGGAGCCTGCATATCAATAAAGCGCTGCTGGTGGGTTTCCAGTAAAAATTCCCCAATCTCTCGAAACGCAGGTTCAAGATCGCCGCTCTGGTTTATCAGGCGGTTAATCTTTTTCGCTATCGTTTCCCCGCCACGCACATCAACAGATGCAAAACTGCCTGCCATTACTGATCACCTTGCTTTTTTGATTTGATGAATTTTTTTAACTGCCTGATTTGCTCTCCTGGAGATGGCGCATAGTCAAATCCCGGATCTATCCCCTTGGGCACCTGATGAACTTCGCCGGTGGCTTTATCCGTCCACTCCCTAAAACCATCGTTAGGTGCACGACCAGGTGATAAGCCTTTTCTGTCCATATATCTCTGACTACGGCCCCGCACTTTACATTTGCAGCCCCAACCATTTTGGGGGAAATGCGTCTGCCACCAAGGATGATCTTTTTTCAGTATCAGGTTATGCCAGGATAAATGCAGCTCCCTTGGCCATTTGCTGTCACCGTGTTGATACTGCCAATATTCAAAGTGCTGTAGCTGCTCATAGCGGCCCGCATTGTAGCTTTGCCTGATGTTGGTATCATAAATCACACTGGCCCTCCAGCTGGCTTTGCCGGTGTGCTCCCAGCCATGCCCGGCTACAATGTTTTTAAACTCCTTCTTAAACCAGGTAAGGGACTTACCCTCGCTAATGGCACTATCCACCGCCTGGCGAAAATCATTAAGCAAGTCGTCCTTCATGGCACCGGCGATCATAAAAGCATTGTTATGGCCATCACGCCAGATATCGGCCCAGCGCTCACTGGGAACGTTCAGCTTTTCTTTGAAAAATTCAATTGCCTCAGCAAAAGGTAAGGAGCCATAACGCGCTTCATCGGCCATTAGTTACCCTCGTTAACTTCATGCTGCCCACTAAGCTGAGCCGCAACCAGGGCTTGCTGCATCACTTCAGTGGCTTCATCAACCGATAAATTCAGATCAGCCAGGGACTCCTGCAAGTCTTCCCAAGACTCGGCGCTATCCACCAACTGCTGGATTTCATCAGTAAAGTTTTTGAGCACCGGCGACATATCATCGGCCAGTTGCTTACTGTATAAGTCGGCTACGTCTGTAGAACTTTTCTGCTTTAGCGCGGCAATCTTAGTGATAGCCTGTTTCTTTAAAGCGGCCTCCTTCTGTTCCTGGTTGTCATTTTCTGCAGCGGCACCAGGTAGCGTTAAAACCTCTTCGTCTCCCTTTGCTTCCGGTATCTGCAGCTTGTTATGCCCCCAGCTGCGCGGGATCCTAAAACCTAAGCCGACTAAACCTGGCAATGATTCTGAAAATGCCTTCATGTCTTCCGCTTCGGTTATATCAAACTCAAAGCGAGGGCTACGGCTGGGCTTTTCGAAGCTTCTGCAGTTCAGCATATATTTGGGCAATACCAGATCACGGGTAAGCGTTGAGGCCAACTGCATCAAATCAGAATCCCTCAATTCTTCCCGCACTTCGTTGTGTACATTCCCCAGGGCATTGGTGGAGCTTTTTCCGTCTGCCTGGCTTGTAAGTGTTCCGCCTAATATTGCCTTGCTTTCTGTTTTCTCCATCAGACTAACCATATATTCAAACGGATCCTTACCGCCGCTGGCTGCATTTTGAAACTCAATATCCATACCTTTGGGAATAATGCCCCCCGCGTTATGACCAATAGACATTACCGCCCGTAACAGAGTCATCTTCTCGTCAGGGCTGGCCCCCGTGGGATATTTCCCAAGGCGTAGCGGTAAACCGTAAATTTCTAAAAACTCGGCCAAGTCTCGTACACTGAAATTTTTAAACAGATAGGGCCAGGCCAATACCCGGGCTAAACCGTTCCTAGATACATAACCTGATTTAGTTTTATGAACATGCCGTATCCAGCCAAACGGCTGCAGGGCTTCGCCGGTTTCGCTGTGATCCCGTAACATCAATTCATTACGATTATTCGGATTAACCCTAAACCAGCTGGGATCCTTAAACTCTATCTCCTGGGGTAACCAGATTTTTTCCTCCTGGTGCCAGCTGATTTCCTGATTTGAAAACCCTTTTAAAATAGCGTCTGACATATCAAACAGCACTTGATCAAAAAACGTCATATCCTCAAACAGCTCTTGCAGCATTTCAGTATCACGCTGTTCAGCTGCGGACGGATTACGCGGCGGCACTATCTTCCAGGGCACACTTTTCATGCACAAGCGGCGCTTTTGCAGCTCGGAAAATATGTGGCCGTCTTTTTCTTCCATGTCTTCAGCCAGCTCGCATTGGGCGATAAGATCCCCCTGTTCTGCACGTTGTAAAATACCGGCAAGCTTTGCCGGGGTTAAGCCCCGGCTTGGGTGTTCAGCATAGTGTTTATGTAAATGGCCTAGCTTAGCATCCTGTGTTTGCGGGGTTTTCAGCTGTTTGATACGAAACTTATTACCTTTTTGATCGTACTGATATCCAGAAGTTTTAGGATCCATAGCTACACAGCTCCTTTAGTGGGGAAATTAAAATCATCATCATTGTTTTCTTCGTCTAAGCTGCTTTTCTTACCAGGTAGCGGGGTAAATTCAATTACACCACCGTCCATCTTGCTGGCCCGTATAAGCATGGCCACGGCCACAGCAGAATCTCCGTGGCGCTTATTGTCTACCTTGCCTGATTTAGCATCCTTTTCTGTCGTCCGGCCCTTATCAATCATAGGGATACCATTGATCACATGGATATGGCCCAGGTCGTCAAACAGGTGCTGGTCTTTGGGCAGGGTTATGGTATTTTCATCAAAAGCGTCTTTAACTTTCGGCATCCACTCCCGGTACCAAGACTGGTTGAGGTGAACGCAATCAACCATTTCAGTACCATATTTCAGCGCGGCAACTTCAGCTAAATAGCCGCCATTGCCGGTAGCGTCAAAGGCAGCCCCTCTTAATTTTGGCAACCTGTCCATAATGAAAAAGACAATTTGCTTCTGGCACTCGTAAGGGATATTCCGCAGTTCTACAGAGAATGGTACCTCTATATCCATGGTTGATGTGATTTCACCAGGCATTAATACGGTAAGGTCGCCCTTACGAGCAAAATCTTCACCGAAAAGATGATAGCTAGCGGGGTTTAACTTGCCGAGCAGTGGCAGCAATTGTTCCTGACTGAAGGATTCAATTTCGCCCTGGCGCTGTGTCTCAGTCCATAACTCAAAGTTTTGTGGTGCGATATAACGGACAACCGGACGGCCAGCTATCATAGCTCGCTCACGAACAGGCCGGGTTAAGTACTGGCCACCACTGGCGCGAGGGATACAGCCATATTCTTCTTCAGCCATTTCCTTGGTTGGGGCATTTTTATATAACTCATTGCGCCAGGCTTGTTCTTTTTCTTTGCTCCACTCTTGACCGGAGACATAACAAATACGCTTATAAAGCCCTTGCGCTATAGCATCATCAATGGTGATGCGGTGGATGCTGTAGTCTTTTTTCCCGGCCCGGGCGTCTTGTATCCATTGGTTAAACAGGTTGCCCACGCCGTTATGGGTAGAGATGATCCGAATTTTTCCACCCCACATCGTTAAACTTTGTGCGGCCTTGAATAGCTCTTCCAATTCCATATGAAAAGCGGCTTCATCGATCGTTACATCCCCCTGCAAACCACGCAAGTTAGATGGCCGTGAACTCAGTGCCTGAATTTTTCGTGTGGAATTAGGAAAGCGGATCATGTAAGCAAGGATTTCCTCCTTCTTATTCGGATCCCAGAAAGTTTGCTCATACACATCAGCTTTGGCCAGCATGTTAAATGCTTTGGCAAATAGCGCACAGGCGGCAATATATTCAAGCGCCATTTCTTGCTTACTGCCTACATAAAAAACATTCTTGCCGCCACGCTTTTTAGGCTTTGAGGCGGTAATTACATCTTTGCCGGCTTGTGCCCAGGTTAGCCCGGTACGGCGGCTTTTTTCAGCAATTGCATAAGTAGATTCATCGTTGAACCAATCCGCCTGGTACTTTAAAAAAATCGGCTCTTTTTCTTGCTCCGGGAAGTATGCTGCTGCGTCATCTTCATAATCGACACCGAGGTTTTGGCACTCTTCAGCGAGATCAATTTTTACCGGCTTGGCTAAAGGGACAAGCGGCTTAACCTTTTCTTTCATGTTAAACCTTGCCTAAAAGAATGGATCGAATAGAGTCTTCAAGTTGTTGGCTCATGCCATCCTGGCCGCGCAGTTCTTCTGTCACAGTCTCTGCCATTTCTTCAGCAAAGGCTTGCCTGATTTGCTTTTCTTTTTCCATGTTCAGTAAAGCAGCACGCTCAAGGCGCTGAATACTTAAAGCCATGTTGCCAATGGTTTTAGGGTCAAGCACATCATCAGGATTATCGTTAGCTTTCAACAGAAGCTTGAAAGATTGTGTACGTAACATTTCCATTAGCAGCTGGCTAACCTCGCCGGTTGGCTTACTGCCGAGCTTGGCTATCCATATTTCGGACATTTCCCGCGCTTGACGAATGTCAGCCCCAATAGTTTCCATTTGCGTGCTATAACGGTTAACACCAGCGGTAGAAAGCTTTTGTTCATCCCCTAAACCTGCTGCTTCAATTTGTGCATTGACCACAGCAACTATATCTTTCTGGGTCATTTTTCCTTCACGGAGCAACTGATCTAATTCACCTTTAATGGCTTCCGGTAGTAAATCTATTTTGGAAGGTTTACCCCTTTTTTTACGTTCGGCCATAGCTACGCACTCGGGCGCTTAATGCCATCAACGAACGCTCGGCCATTGGCAACGTCCTGGCCTCTACTAGTTAGCGTGGCAATCATATAACCGCCTTTGCGCTCTATCGTTACTAAGCTTTGCTCTTCTAGCCAGCCCAAATTTGTGCGTACCTGGTCGGTACTCATACCGTTACCAAATTGCTCGCACGCATCTTTAATAATGCTATCGTTGCTTGTGTAATTGAGCGCATCTAAAGCCCGTAAAATCGATATACGGGCATGTTCATTCTGAATTTTTTGAAGGGCCATTATTTACTCCCGGTGATTTCGTTTTCGACCAACATGCCGACCTGGTTACTAATGTGACTTAGCAACTTTTCAACACCATCCAGCTGGCCTTTAAGCTGTTTCATTTCTGATTCAACCCGGTGAATGGTAGTTTTATCCGGCATTTCTTTTACCTGGCTTTCCAGGGTGTTAACCCGTTCAGCCAGTGAGGTGTGAGCGTCCTTTGAGCTGTAGGTCAGTTCTATTTTATTAACTCGGCTTATTAGCCCGGCATGATCCTTTTTCTTCGTAAACGTTACAGCCAGCGCCCAAACAATCGCACCAAAAATGCCCCATACCAGCCACTGAATTATTTTGAAGTTTTCAAAAAACCAATCCATGTTTACCCCTTACGCTGTTTTTCGCTGATTTCATACAACACTTGGCAACCGATACAGCGTACACCATCAATAATCAACGGCGGCTCTTTAGCGTTCTGCAGTGCTTCAAGGGCTTTATCCCGGTGTAAGGCTTCCAGCTCGCTGGCTCTATCAAATTGGTCAGTCAATGCTTAATCCCTCCTGGTGGTGTTGATCTTTAGCTTTGCTGCCCATGCTTGAGCCAAAATAAAACCCGGTAACACAGCTGCGCTCATCAAATAGCGATTTGATAGCCATACCTAACACACTGGTGATGGTAGAAAGGATGATGCTGTGATCTTGCAGATAGATAACCGCTAAAACGTGAGCGGCAAGCACCAGGAAAATAAAAATGGGGTTATAGGTCATTATCCTGTCAGCAATCTTGTCAGCCTGCTGTGGATGCTGGTTGTGCATTGCCCGTGCATCGGCCCTATCTTGATACGGAGCCATATCTAACTCATGCTCATTGTCCTGCAATGTTTGCCGAAGCTTGGCCGTTAAGTCAGGATCTGCATTGAGCTTTTTAATCATCTTATTCGGCGTACGTTCGCCGGTTTGTTGCACAGCAAAATCAATGACTTTCGTTGCAATTTTCGCAGCATCATTATCACTGCCACTTAGTTTTCCATTTAGCCAGTTAGTTAAACCAACGGCTTTAGCAATGGATATAGCTGTTAATATCGCAGACATAGCGTTATTCCTGTTTGATGTGATGAATGGATTTGTTGCCCTGGATGCAATTGAGCGCAGTGTTGATATCGACTTGGCTAACACCATTCCAGCCCCGGCGATATTGATTGATTTGCTCTTGACGCTTGTAAACACAGGTAAAAACCACCGGCGTTCCGTTAAGTCGGTTGGCGATTTCAGCCAGCATCCGGGCCTGACGGCCCTCTTGTACACGCTCCTGGCTACGCATCATCAACCCCAAGAGCAATCGACTGGCATTCAACCAGGATATCGAGGGCACGGCTTACCCAGCCTTTAAGGAATACCTGCTGGGTGTTGTCTCGGCTGGCTATATCCGTATAACGTTGACAACGCAGCTTTGTATATTTGGCGAGTAAGATTAGCCGGGGAGCTGCAAAAGCTGCCGATATGGTTTTCATCCCGATTAGGCCATCATCGGTGACCCCTAAAGCTTTCTGTAGGGTTTTACGTGCAAAAGTACCACCTTGATTAACGGCACAGTCAAAAAGCGTTAAGGCAATTTCCGGTGGCAAGGTATGGCATTTATTCTTAAGCCAATAGTCCCTGTAATAGATTTGAGCGGCTTCATTTAGCGTTAAACTGGCAATATCAACACCTGGATACCAACGCGAGCTAATGCCGTACTTCGTTTCTTTTCCCCGGTCTGCAGCATGATTAACATGGCCACCTTCTTCATCAAGAATGCGGGCAATGGCTTTCCTGGCCGTATCTGGCAAGGAAGGGTCAAGGCTTGAATAGATTTGTTTAATTGAATGTTTCATGCTGCCAGAATGACAGCATGAAGAAGGAACTAATATTAACCTAGGTTACTAAATTAACATGAATTGACGATAACCTTACTTTGATCTTCGGATAGGAATGACTAGTTTTACTTCTGTACCTTGTTCACTGGTTGAAACATCTAAACGAGTTTTTAGCATACTTGCTATAGCCTTCATTTCATAAAAGCCTAGGCCAGGACTTTTAAGGATTTTAGGTGAAAAGCCTCGTCCATCATCTGAAATTTTAACTTCGATACTATTATGAAACGTTTTAACAGACACTTTAATATTCGAAGCTGATGAATGCTCTATAGCATTATTTAATGCTTGGTAAATTATCGTGTAAATATACTTTGTACATCCGGGAATATAGAGATCCGGTTTATACGCAAATTTCGGGATATCAATATTTATTTCAGCATTAGTGCGATAACCTTCCACCGTGGCAAGATATTGAACTCCCTTATACAAATCATCGGTTTTTAACTGGCTAGCAGCACTTTGATGAGATTCTAAAACAATATGCTCTTGCATATCATTCAGATTGTTTTTGGCTTCTTCGATATGACCAGAGTCTATTAATATTTCAATGACCTTACATCTCGGAACTAGATCAGCAGCAAGATCCCCTGCGGTATGATGATGATGTTTTTCATATAAACGCTTCACCATTTTAGTCTGATACTGCTTTTTATTTCTATATTTCATAAAAGCTAATAAGCACATATGGAAAAATAACATCAAATAAATAAAGTAGGCTGTCCAAGATAAATACCAAGGGCGGATTACCTCAAAATCAAAATATGTCTCAAGGTGCTGATCTCTTTCATCAACAGCTTTTACACGGATCCTATTTGGCCCAAGTTCTGGCTTGAATGTCACATCACTATCATTGTCAAATTGTCGCCAACCATTATTATTTACATTGAAACTAAATTTATGGTTGCCCGTATGATTGTAATCATTGAGGAAAACCCTTAATTCCACGAGGCTGCCATCCGTTACTTTTTTCAGCTCTGATTGCATAACTCCATCAACCAATAGCTGAGATAAAATAATTTTACTATTATAAATTCGTTCTTGGGTATCACTTCCCCAGCTAACTAAATTACCATCTCCGGCGATTGCATAAAAATTACCACCGTCATTAAGTATTCGACCAACACTTTTATTTATCGGGTAATAAGATAATTGATCATCTTCCTGATTTAATTTCGCTAGTCCTAAAATACTTGTTAGCCAGATATTTTTACCATACTCAGCAATATCGTGAATACGTTCACCTATATAACTCATATCAAAATATTCAGTTTGCAAATGATCGTCCTGATCTATTCGGTATAACCCATCCTCTTGGGTGCCTGCATAAAGCTTGCGCGGGGAATATTGAGAGCTATGCAATTGCATAAAGGTAAACTGATTCAACAATAAATGGCTTTCTTTGTTCCCTTTGACTTTATGTTGTAAACCACCAGAACGAGCAAACCAAAGACTATTATCATAGCCAAAAGCGCTATCAATAGTTTCACTGGTTGCAGCTATATCCATATGCTCTACTTCAAGAGTATGAATATTAACTAAACTAACTTGCCCATTGTCCATACAGACTAGTAAACGATTTTGATCATATTCTTTGATGCACATCACAATATGAAATGGCAATTTATTAATTAAGTTATCAACTTTGCTATCATCAATATCTATGCGATAAAATCCGTTTATACCACCAAGCCAAATATAAGCATCTGTAGAATAAGCAGTAAAAATTGCTCGGCCTATTTGTTCATTTATGTCAGTTAACAAGCGTGATGTACCCTGATCAACATCAATGGCTATTAGACCAAAAGTATCAGCACCGATCATTTGTCCTTTATGTTTAACTAACCATGCCATACCTGTGTTAGCAGGAATACCAACATCACTTTGAGATATAGAAGACCTCACCAGTTTTTCTAATTGAGTCGAAGCTAACCAAATAACTCCATCATTGGTTTCATATATATCATAGATTCTTGCATTACCCGGCCGGGAATATTGATGACGAACAAATCGGTTTTCAATTAAGTCATATTTCTTTAGATACTGATTTTGTTCCAGCCACAAATATCTTTTGTTTTTTGATGATGCAAGCGTACCTAATTTACCACTTGCTAAAAGCACTTTAGAAAATTGTTGCTGATAGTCAATCATGATCAAGCCGCTGTCATTAATAGCATATAACTTATTATTGTGAGCAATCAGCTCCGTCACCCTTTTATAAGGGTAGCTTTTCTTCTTATCCGATAGCAGGTGATGACAGGAAATACTGTTAACCAGATTGATACATAAATAATTATTTTCAAGAGCTATTTTAGAATAATAATAAGAGTTGGCCTGTTCCAATTTACGAATGATTTTTTGCTTTGATCTTGAAAATGTCAGCAAGTGTTTATTCGTTAATATATGTAGGTCATCACCTTGTGAAGCGACACTTAAAATATTTGGATTTTCAAATAAAACTGATTGCTGTAACTGAGATGAAACATAAACCACTTTTTTATCAGTGGCATAAATTACGTCGCTATCAATAGGGATGACCTGAAAAACGTGATCTTTAGTTTTGACCACATCAATTAGGTGTTGGCCGTCGTAACGTAATAAGCGATTTTGGGTTCCAATCCACATAATACTATCATTAGCTTGGGTGATAGTAAGAGGTAATGGAATAGCAGGCATTTCACCCGCAGCAACTGCGCGAGTGAATACCATTAAAACCAATATAATTAGCTTAATAATTCGCATTTATTTTAGTTATCATCATGTCGATAACCGCCACAGACGGTCATTAATATAGGTGCTGAGAGTGCATTGACATTGGTAAGTTCTTTTTTTACCGTTTTTCTAACTTTCTTTTTAGGCATAAATACAGAGCTAGATGAAGTTACTTTTTCTTTTTGTTCATCAAATCCTGTATTAGGATCTTTTACAATTAGGTAGGTCGGTAACCAAGGGTCACCTTCTTCTGCTTTATTGTTCCATAACTTCGACACAACGTCTCCATATTCAGGGTATAAAGCGGCATATCCTGCTTGATATACCTTAATACTATTATCACCAAAAATGATGGCATCTACGCCGTTATATAGCCCGCCTGGGGTACAAGTATCCATACTATGTTCACGAGTTGTTCCATCTGGATACTCTATTGTTGCTGTTATTTTAACTACTGTCCCACGGTTATCATATTTTGACTCCGCAAGTGCCATACCTGAATTAAACCCCAAAGCGATAATGACACTTAATATTAACTTTTTCATACAGTTTCCTTAATGTGTTTGATACTGAATTTTGATTAAAAATAACTCAACACTGAGTCAACTGTATTCTTGCATATGCACCTTACAACAGCTATTCACACCTGTTACTAAATTTATATCTAACCCGTTCTTACTTGCGCTTTCGCAACAGCTTCTAAAATAACACTCAATTCAGGCATATCTTGATAGTCAAAGTAGGTCTTTAGCATATGTTCATAACCTATCTCGGATTTTGCCATACCAACTTTATGCATGATTGGTTCGATTGTTGCTATTGCCTTTGCTATTGATACAACATCGACTTCATCCCTAGCAATCTCATTTGAGACGTTCTTAATTTCATTTTTAAAAAACCAATTCATATCTATATTATTTAAGATACAAAAATTCACCAAAGCACTGATACCTAATGTTCCTCTATTCTTCCATGTAGAATAAGTACTTGAGCTAACTCCCATAGCATCAGCAAACGATTTATCAGAACTTAAGCCTGGCAAAGCTTCAGCCATACGATGAGTAGCATACTCAAAACTTTTCAGCTCATTTGTGATGTTTTTACTTGCAATCAAACTATTCATATGAGATATTCAGTCTCAATTGAGATTTTATTCAGGCACGAACAAGGCTCAATTTAACTTTCATTCAAACTTTAAAAGGTCAATGTTATGGATTTTGATTCAATAAAACAAGCACTCCAGAATAACGGTTGTTCTTTTGCCATTATTGCAAGGGCATTGAATAAGTCCCACGCATCTATCAGACAAGTAGCCACAAGACAAAATACAAGCAAGAAAATTGCACAAGCAATATCTATAGGTGTTGGAAAACCCATTAAAGAAGTATTCCCGGAAAACCCCGCCTACCACATAGAAAATCGCTTTGAAAACAAAGCAGAGCAAGAAGCTTATTGGCACAAGCAATTGGTCAGCTAAGGAAAAATTATTATGGAAATTACTTATAACTGTACTACCCCGATTCCAATGCGCATGAGTAAGGTTCGTCGCTCTTGGCAGCCAGCAGATTATGCTACTGACAAACTTTATAAGCCACATACAGATAGATTGTTCAAACCTTTGACAATTAATTTGCGTTTGCCTAATGGTTTTCATATTAAAGCTCACTTACATACTGCCCTTAACGCAAATATATATAAGCCTTTAATTCCAAACCACTTGTTTATTTCTAAATCCCCTCAAGGAGAGATTTCCAATGTTTGAAGAAAATAGGAAATACTATTGGCCTACTAGCATGATTGACGCTGTTCAAAAGACAAAAGAGCATGGCTTAGTAAACAATCAAATGAGTGTTGGACGAATAGCAGATCAAATGGGAGTAAGTAAAGAGACTTTATATAAATGGTTAGCTACAGCAAAGGTGCCAGCTAATAAGATTATCTCCTTTGAGCATTCCTGTGGCATTAATTACGTTACCCAGTATTTAGCCCACAGCCAGGACTTGTTACTCATATCGGCACCTACTGGTGATAAACCTCTGAATACCGACATTGCTGATCTGCAAATTTTTATGACTGAGGTGGCAAAGCATCTTCTTTTATGCTCCCAGGGGAAAAGCGAACTTCAAGAAGTCATTAATAAAATCAGAACACTAATGCAAGATTTAGCGTTTCATGAAAGTAACATCAGTCAAATGGAAAAACAGCAATCTGAATTGAGTGTGGTGAACAGTAATGGCTAGTTTATTCCTTTATCTAGAAAAGCTTGCCTTAATAGCAAAAAGTAAAATGCCAAAAGCAGGTTGGTTTATTTTTGAAGTTTTTTGCATATTAACCGTGTTATTAATCATTGGAGTTGCCCAGCACCTTGAGTGGAGATTAATGCAATGAAAGAAAACAGGTCTTATATTTCAGCACAAATCCAGCGTACCCTAAATATTATTAAGGTAATGGCAGGTAAAGAGGTTGAAGGGATCAGCCCATCTGAGATTACCCTGTACACAAACATTAGTGCCAGCAACGTTACCAGGACATTGGCTAATTTAGCTGAACAGAAGTTTGTAGAACGTTTGCCATCAAATGAAAAGCGTTGGCGCTTGTCTGCCGGGCTAGTTCAAATATCAAATACAGTGGCACTTAATTTAAACAAAGCTCAGCAGCAGCTGCAGCAAGATCAGCACAACTACTCTCGCCTGAGCGTATAGGAAATTCCCATGAAAATACGACACACAAAAGTTACAGATCCGTCTAAAAAACAGGAATTAGCTCATGCTTTAGCCAATTTAATTCCTGATCACAGTATGAAAATGTGTGACTGGGTAAGGCAAAAAGCCAAGGAACTAGGAGTAACCCCTAACACTATTTACAGAAATCTGGCGGTGAAACCATGAGTACTGCAACTACCAACACAGAATTGTCCGCAGAACAACAAAAAGCAGTTGTTGAGGCCAAAGAAGTCTTAGCTTCTAAGCAAGATGTATTGATGGCTATTGGGCACGTACAAGCGTTTAGCAATATTCGAAAATATGTCACGGTGACAGAAATACTAACTTATAAAAGGGTCAAGGAATCAAAGCAATATAAGGGATTGGTTTATACAGACAAAGATGGGAATTCTGTCACTGTTACAGATTTGAAAGATGTTTGTACCCATTTCTTTGATCGTTCTTATGAGGCTATGCAACGGGATTTATCCAACCTTGAAGCTTTTGGTAATGAATTTTTTGAATCAGCTCAAAAAATGGAATTAGGTTACCGGGAGCTACGCAAACTCCGACAATTACCTGATGATCAGCAGGCATTAGTAATAGAAGGTGAAGCCGTTGAACTCGGCGATAAAGACGCAGTTAAGGAGTTGATCGAAGACCTGACAACTAAGCACAACCAGGAAACAACCAAGCTTAAAAAACAGGTCACCGAGCAAACACAACTTGCTAATGCTCGCACCAAGCTGTTGCAAGCAGCCCAGGCTGTAGCAAACGAAAAAACAGAAGAAGTTGAGGTATTAAAAGAAGCCTCAAAACATAAAAACATCCCTTGGAAGAAACAGGTTCAGGAGATCAACCTTGCCTGCAGCAAGGTGGCCACCAAGGCCATGGAAGACTTGAACCACCTGTTTGATCTGTCAGATACCATATTAACCGCCGAAATAGATCAAGAGCATAGCGAATATGCTCTGGAAATGATGGCTAACGTGCATCTACATGTCGTTGATCAAATCTTTATCCTGGCTAACACGCTGTCAATGGAAACCCGGGAGCGCTTTGCCAAATATGTGGATACAGCCCGGCCTATCTATAGCGAAGAAGAAATCCTGGCCCTTGAAAAAGCTTTTGAAGAAAGGAGCCACTAATGTCTGCAACCCTTGATAATTTCAACATGACAGATGCTTACCGTGAGTTGGCCGTTAAGCTAGAGAAAGCTCCTGCAGGTGAACAAGGGGCTATAAGAAAAGCATTCGAAAAACTGTATCATGTTAGTCAACACACGGTTTACCGCAACCTACAAAAAGTTGGTTGGAAGTCTGGCCGCAGTAAACGTAAAGACGCAGGAACTACTTGCGTAGATGAAGAAACATTAACTGAAATCGAAGCCGTTTCCCGGTTAAGTGTACGGGCCAATGGCAAAAGCACCATGCCGACAACGGTTGCTGTATCATTGTTGGCCGCCAATGGCAGGGATATCAATGTATCGGTATCGCGCCTTAACCAGCTGAAACGTGCTCGCAAAACAACTACGGCACAGCTAACCCAGCTAAGCGCGCATAACAAGATCCGTTCGTTGTACCCGAATCACGTACATCAGATAGATCCGAGCTATTGTCTGCTGTATTACGCTCCGTGTGGTAAAGAGCAGCTTGTACAGCGGTTTGTCGATGAATCCGAGTTTTACGCAAACAAGCCAGACAATCTGGATAAAATCAAGCATCTGAAATGTTGGCGCTACGTGCTGACAGACCATTTCAGCGGCACCATTATCGTGCGCTATTTTCAGAGCGCCGGTGAAACCAGCGCTAACCTTTATGAGTTTATGCTGTACTGTTGGCAGAACCTGGAAGGCCGCCCGTTTCGTGGTGTTCCCAACATCATGGTTTGGGATAAAGGCAGCGCCAATACCGCAAGCGCCATTAAGAATGCACTGCGGGCCTTACAAATTGAAGACATTCCACATAAAGCCAAGAACGCCAGGGCCAAAGGGCAAGTGGAATCCAGCAACAACATAGTTGAATGCCACTTTGAAAGCCGTTTACGTTTTGAACCGGTAAATAGTGTTGAGGAACTCAACCAAGCTGCAGAAGCCTGGTATAACGCCTGGAATGCTAATCTGATTCATCGGCAAGACACACGGTTAAAACGCCGTGGAATGGCTGAGCCAAAAGTCAGGTACGACCTATGGCAGAGTATTTTACGCATCCCTGAAAAACTGCGTGAACTGCCGCCTTTTGACGTATGCCGTTATTTGCTCAGAAGCAAACCGGTAAACCGAAAGGTTGATGGCCACTTAGAAATATCCTTTAAGCACCCGGCAGCTAAGAGCAGCCTGCAATATAGCTTGCGTAATATCGCCTTAGTGTCTGTGGGTGACAAGGTGACGTTATCCCCCCTGTATTACGGCCAGTGCCAGATCATGGTTACCGTAACGGATTATGTGGGGGAAGAATATCACCACGTTCTGGAACCCCAGGAGTATGACGAAGCCGGTTTTGCCCTGAATGCGCCGGTATGGGGGGAGGATATCCAATCTATGCCGGATACGCCTATTGATGCCCGCCAAAAGGCGGCAGACAGCATAGCCTACCCGGGTAAAACTCAAGAAGAGATTGTTAAGGCTAAAGCCAAGCAGGTTACTCCATTCGAGGCCAAGCTTGATGCTCATAGCCATCTGAAAGATATCAAGCAACCTAATTTCATGAAGCGCGAAGGCCGCACCATTGATTTACCAGGAGAGTTCCAACCAGCGCCCAGGAAGCCATTAAGCCGCATTCAGGTTAAGCGCCTGGTGATGGATGGCTTGGGCCGTAGCCTGGAACAACATGAAAGTGAAATTTTAAACAACTACGAAAACATATTTGATGAAGACATTGCCGGCATCGTTGAACAGCTGCTGCATGGCGATTCATCACCGATCAGACTCGTTAAGTAAGGAATAAAGGAGAGAGTCATGGAAACAGCTACAGCAACACACAGCAGATTATCAATATTAAACCGGTACAACGTCAGCCAAATCATGATTGTTAAAGATTGTGCAGCAAATGGCACCCCAGTATCAAGGACTCCGATACGTAAATTAATCGGAAATGGTATCTGGCCCAAACCTACTGTAGCAGCTCATTTAAGGGAGTCATTAAATCGCCTTTTACAAGAGGCTGCAACACCGGAGGAAATGGAGATCATGCTTAAAGATGCTCCTGTAAACAACCAGGTGCTTGTATATAAGAATGTCTTAGACGTTTTAAACAAGTACGACTTAAGTCAGACCAAAGCTACCGATGAACTAACCCAGCGCGGTACCAAACTGGCTATATCAACTTTGAACCAGATTTTACGCCACGGAAATTGGCCACAAACAATAAGTAAAGAGCAGATCCAGGAGAACATGCGGCAATGGCTTAGCCAATATGCAACAAAGGAAGAGTTAGAAACGCTGTGGAAATCCGAGGTTGAACTAACCCCGTACCCAGAGAAAAAACCTAAAGCGAAAAAAGCCACAAAATCCAAGCCTAAACTCGAATTTGAAAATTTGGAGCCTGAAATGCTAAGCCAAAAATCTATGAAACATTTTAAGTTAACCCGTCATCCATTTGAGAACGATGTGCGAAATGAAGATGACTTATTCATGAGTGATCAACAAGTTTATATTCGTGAAGCTATGGTTCAGGCGAGCTGTAACGGCAGTATCCTGGCTGTCATTGGTGAGTCAGGCGCAGGAAAAACCGAATTACGTAAAGGTTATCTGGAGTACATCAGGCGAACAGAGTCTGAAATGCGGGTTATAGAGCCATTAGTCATCAACAAAAAGCGCCTAACCGCTGAAATGATATTTGATGCTATAGCTGACGAACTCCAACTAACAAACATCAAAACAGGCTTAGAACGCAGAGCACGACAAGTAAATACAGCCCTAAAAAATAGTGTTAAGGCTGGTTATCAACACGTATTACTTATCGAAGAGGCGCATGATCTAAATAAAGATGCTTTGAAGTACCTGAAAAGGATTTGGGAACTCTCTGATGGCTTCAGAAACATGGTTAGCATTATTTTAATTGGTCAGCCAGAGCTTGAAACCAAGTTATCCCCCAGCAACTACGGTATCCGTGAATTCGTCAACCGCTGTAATGTCGTTAAAGTCCTGCCCTTGGGTAATCAGCTTACTGATTATCTGGCGCATAAATTCGCCCGCTGCCATGTCAATTATCAAAGCGTGATCACACCTGATGCCATCAGCGCATTGCAAAAACGGCTACAAGGCACTGTCAGTTACGGTATGAACAGGGGCAGCACTATTCAAGACATGAGCTACCCGCTAATAGTTAACAATTTCATTGTGAAGGCCATGAACTTAGCTGAAAGCCTTCAAGAGCCACAAATAACCGCCGAGCTTATCGACGATCTTAAGTAGTTAGACACTAAGGTACAACTAATGACTAAAAAACGCATTAAATCAACCAACATAGAAGCCTGTTCTACCCGTGAGGAAGCTGAAAAATGTATAGGAGATATCGGCCTGTTGCAACGGCAGGTTACAGGCATTGAGTCAGCAATGAATGACGAACTGGCCGCCATCAAGCAAAAGTACGAAGAGCAGGCCAAGCCGCTAAATGAACAAATATATGGCATGTTTATGTCTGTCCAGGCGTACTGCTCAGTTAACAGAGACTCCCTGCTGAAGAACAATACCAAGACGGCCAAGCTGACTACTGGTGAAGTCAGCTGGCGGACTACCCCTAAAAAAGTCACCGTGCGCGGCGCTGAGGCAGTAATGAAAAGTTTGAAAGCCCTGGGCCTGGAACGTTTCATTCGTACCAAAGAAGAAATCGACAAGAATGCCTGCCTGAATGAGCAAAACGTGGCCGAAAACGTGCCCGGCATATCATTCAGCCAAAAAGAAGAATTCGTTATTCGGCCCTTCGAAAGTGAAATAGAACGGGCTGAAACCGTCAGTTAGCAGGACGCCGTGGGCGTTCGGTATGTCAACTCATTAGCGGTGTAGTTCCCAGAGCGTGAGTTGATGAATAAGCGTCTAGCCAAGGGTGATATTCCCTCCGACTTGGTGGCCTCGCCAACGGTGACAAAGAGGCATTAACCATGAGCTTTTATATAAATAAAGGAACACTTAAATGGCGAAGTTCAACGCTGAATTAAAACAAGATTTTAGTATTGAGTTTTTAGAACCTGAGAAGTCTATAGCGTGCTTCATTGATGGCATCTGGCAAAAAATGAATGTTGATGTAGATAGCCTGGAGGAGTTAGCAGCATTTATGTCTGTCGAAATAGCGAAGAATTTAAATAACCCGTGGAAGGACGGACTTTTGCCTGAATACTCATTACAGATTGATGGCTTCCCCGTTTTCATTACTGATGATCCCCGCGAAGTATTTGAAACGGTTAATGATGATGTATGCGGGAAAATTCGTATATCAGATATCAACCATTTGGAAATTGAAAACATCATTGAAGTTAGTTTTTAAGGAGAAACGAAATGATAAATCGTACATACATACTCATGTTTGGTATCAGTTTTTTTATCGGATGCTTAATTGCCTGGGGATTTCATCAAACGATCCCCCCTGAGGAAACAGCAACAACGGATATTGAAAAAATAAGTGGTAATGATTCTGGTGTATTTGATCCTCCAGGTACCGGCGGTGGCGTTTTTGACCCGATAAAGTCGAAAGGTACTAGCGCAGGTAGTTGGAAGCCTATTCCACCACAAAGCACTTCTAAAGAACTAACTAACAAGGAGCAACTATAATGAAGCACCTATTTTACTATGCTGCTGCAATCATTGTTACCTGGGTAGCATGCGATTACAGCCAGTATTTACATAACGACATTGTTATAGAAGCCAAACAGGTAATTGCCGACTGTGAAAAGACACTTCCAAGAGAGCAGCACTGTGTATTAGCAGCCAAGCATGTACATCCAGCCAAAATTGGTAATGATCATGGCACCTTTCACCGTCCGGGAACCGGTGGTGGTGTTTTAAATCCTATACCACCTGGTAATAGTGGCCCAGCTTGGGATCCTATGCCTCTAGGCAACGGCGGCCCTGGGTGGACTCCTGTTAGGTAAAACAATTCAAAGGATCATGACAATGGCAATGCAACCAACAATATACAGCCCCATTTGGCCAACCAAATTTACAGCAACCAGGTTAAAACGAGGAAAGGTGATTTTTAGCGAGGTTGGCCGGGAAGTCTTCTGTGCTAAATGCCAGGATTATTGGCCCGCCGACAGTGAATTTTTTCACACAAGACCAAAGCGTAAAGGTGGACTTAATGACTGGTGTAAAGCATGCCAGGCCGAATGGAAGCGAGAAAACCAAGTGAACAAGCAACATTAGGAGCGAAGGATATGCCCACAATAGAACTAACACCAGACGCAATTAAAGCAACCTACAAAATATTAGGATTTCAAAATTTAACAACTCTCACTTGCGCGGGAGTAACAACAAATGAACAAGATGCTTTGCTTGATTTGCATGGCGTACTCCGAAGCAAAGTAGAAGAAATGCACATTATCAAAATAAAGAGACAGGATCATGGCAAATAACACTCTTGAACTAACCACGACTCAGAATAAGTACTTCCGCTTAATTTTAGCTTGTGGCTACGACCAGGCCACCAGTCGAAAACAGCTACAGCTGAGCACCCAAGATGACAAAGTTGTAGTTGAAAATGTTTTAAAACAGCTTAAGGAATTGGGGCTAATCAGGCTAACGGACACATGGGTTGTTAACCTTTCAGCAGCCGGTAAGAAATATGCAGGCAATGAACAGAGTATTCATATCAAAGCAGCCTCTGAACAGGACTCATGCTCACTGCCTGGCCCGGTACCTCTGCCTGTTGCCAAAGTAACTCCTAAGCCCAGGAAGACAAGAAAGAAAACGACCAAACAGACTGAAAAGCCGGTCTTTAGCTCAATAAACCAACTGGAAAATAAGTTAAAAGTTCAGCTCCAGCCAATCGGTGAACTTGATTTAAAGTGCAAAGTATTGACCCGACTATCTGGCATTCTAGATCAAGAAATATCTGATGTACTCACTGATATTAAACAGGATTTAACTGCTATTAATGCATCCGCAACAACCATATAAATACGAGGTCAAGCTCATGACTAGAGTACTAAAAATATTAGCAGCTCTTGCTATCAGGATATTCATTGGCATACCGCTGTTTGTAGTAGCGTTGGCTGGTAAAGCGGCGGAGGCAGCACTGGATTATACAAATAAGCAGCTATTTAAATTAAACCCTAACCACAGAGGAACCGGTAATGTCAGGTGAATATAAACCTAAGAGCTGGTATATCAAGCTGATTCATATCGCTAAAACCCAGTTAAAAATGGACGATACCTTATATCGTTCCAGCCTAAAGTCACTAACCGGTAAAGCATCATGCAAAGATATGTCTTTGCCTGATCTGGTAAAAGTTTTGGAGTATATGAAAAACTCCGGTTTCAAGCCAAAAGCCAAGATCAGTAAAAAGAAAAGTCCTAAAACCCGAGAGAAACTTGAGGGAGCACATACTATGTTGGACAAGCTGCGCCAACTGTGGATCGAAATGCATAAGCAAGGCTTTATTCAAGATGGCTCTGAACCAGCCCTTGAAAAGTGGGCTATAAATCAAAGCAAGAGCCTGAATAATGGCCAACCTGTTAATAAATTAGAATGGTTGCCTGGTAATATGCTACACGCAGTCATTGAACAACTAAAGCAATGGCATATGCGCCTACTGAAGCCTGTCTTTCCACCACTATATAAAGAAATGATATTGCTTAACCAGGAAAGCCGATTAACTAAATCGCAACAAGATGATTTTATCTATCACGCTGATCGTTTATCAAGGGCAAGTGAGACACATGATGTTGTTAGCAATGCATATAAGTCATTTGTAGCGATATTGGCCCAGCATAACGAGCAGGTACGTAATAAATGACTATCCGAAAAGAGCGCTCCGCAGCACTACTAATGCAAGTCATTCTTCTCATTGAAACAGAACTTGGCAAATACGGAATAGATAAAGATAAGGCTGAGTTAATCGCCAAGAACACCTGCGATCAACTTCGCCAGGACTTCGGTGGTGAGCCGTTTTATTTTCCGAAAGGCAAAGATCTAGACGTCATATTAGCGCACCATGAAATTTACGATAGGTTTAATGGGCACAACCAGGTAGAGTTAGCAAAAGAGTTTAATATGTCAGTTCCACATATTTACAGACTACTGAAAAAGGTACACAAAGAAGAAGTAGACAAACGCCAGCCCAAATTATTTTAG